ACCCACCTTGGGATAGGAAGATACTACATCCATTTATGGAGCATTGGATGCAAATATGCCCAACATGGTTACTCTTTGATGCAGACTGGATGCACACTAAGCAGTCGTCTATCTACATGACCTATTGCGCTAAGGTAGTAAGTGTGGGAAGGGTTAAGTGGATTGAGGGTAGTAAGAGTGTAGGAAAAGATAATTGCGCTTGGTATCTCTTTGATGCCTACCTTGAGCCAAATACAACAACAGAGTTTTACGGGAGAACAGTATGATTAGTGCAGATGACCTAGACCGCATGGGGTATTACGAGATGTTTGATGCTGATGGTATTCCAAACAACCCATTTGCAGCTTATAGTCAGTGGGTAGAAGGTAAAATCCTAACGAAGGGTTATACCCGTCAAGTGGAAAATACCCTTGGCCTTGTTGGGGAAGCTGGTGAGGTCGCAGAGAAACTTAAGAAGAGCTTTCGTGATAATGCGGTCTTAGACAAAGAAGACATGATGAAGGAGCTTGGGGATGTGCTATTTTATGTAGCTGCACTGGCAAACCTTTATGGCGGCACCCTTCAGGAGGTAGCCGAATTGAACGTCAGTAAACTAGAAAGTCGGCAGAAGCGTGGTGTATTGCAAGGGTCAGGGGATAACCGATGAATTATTTATGGCGATTGACGAACTACTTAACGACACGGGCGGAACACAGGCGTGTTATCAAAGAGCTTAATCGGCTTACCGACGCAGAACTTAAGGATATTGGCATCAATAGGTGCGATATTGATCGAATGGTCTGGCTTGAAGAAGATAAACAACAACGAGGAAAAAAGAATAATGGCTAATAACTACCTTCCAACTGACTATCAATCTTTTATTCACAAGTCACGTTATGCACGTTGGCTTGATAAGGAAGGTCGCCGTGAGACTTGGGGTGAGACAGTTTCTCGTTACATGGAAAACCTCGTTATCCCCGCTGCGGGTAATGACAGTTACACTCAGGATATTGAAGCGGCTATCCTTGGCCTTGAGGTTATGCCATCTATGCGGGCCTTGATGACTGCTGGCACCGCATTTAACCGTGATAACACAGCAGGCTACAACTGTAGCTACATGCCCGTAGATGACCCTAAGTCTTTTGACGAGGCTATGTTCATCTTGTTGTGTGGCACAGGTGTTGGTTTCTCTGTTGAGCGACAGTTCATCAGCAAGTTGCCAGACGTACCAGACGCAATGTTTAAGAGTGACACGACAGTTATTGTAAAAGATAGCAAAGAGGGTTGGGCTAAGGCACTGCGTCAGGTTATTGCTCTGCTATACAGCGGTGAAGTTCCCAAGTGGGATGTCTCTCAGGTCCGACCTGCGGGAGCTAAACTCAAGACCTTTGGTGGTCGTGCATCAGGACCAGCACCTCTTATCGACCTGTTTAACTTTGTTACCCGTGTGTTCACTGAAGCTAAGGGCCGTAAGCTCTCTTCCCTTGAGTGCCACGACATTATGTGTAAGATTGGTGAAGTCGTAGTTGTCGGTGGTGTTCGTCGGTCTGCAATGATCTCTTTGTCCAACCTATCAGATGACCGTATGCGACATGCTAAGTCTGGTAGTTGGTGGGAGAACGATCCACAACGGGCATTGGCTAACAACTCTGTGTCTTACACGGAAAAGCCTGATAGCTTGTCGTTTATGCGAGAGTGGATGGCCCTAGTAGAAAGTGGCTCAGGTGAACGTGGCATCTTTAATCGACAAGCATCTAAGGTACAGGCAGCTAAGAATGGTCGGCGTGATTCTAACTACGAGTTTGGTACGAATCCTTGCAGCGAGATAATTTTACGCCCATACCAATTCTGTAATTTAACGGAGTGTGTGGTTCGAGCTACGGATACTTTGGAGACACTAGAACGTAAGGTTCGTATCGCAACTATCCTTGGTACGATCCAATCTACCCACACTAAGTTTCCGTATCTGCGGAAAATCTGGCAGAAGAACACAGAAGAAGAACGGTTGCTTGGGGTGTCACTGACTGGCATCATGGACAACCCTTTAATGACAACAAAGAACAACGGACTGGAGAAGACACTTGAGCATCTTAAATCCATCGCTGTGGCTACTAATGCTGAGTGGGCTGAACGCCTTGGTATTCCTGTCGCTACTGCTATCACATGCGTTAAACCTTCAGGAACGGTATCACAGTTGGTTGATTCCGCCTCTGGTATCCATGCTCGTCACTCAGCCTATTATATTCGGACTGTGCGTGGTGACATTAAAGACCCTCTGACCCAATTTATGAAGGACCAAGGTATCCCTAACGAGCCTGATGTGTTTAAACCAGATCAGACTGTGGTATTTAGTTTCCCCATGAAAGCTCCAGAAGGTGCTGTAGTGACTGCTGACATGCCAGCTATTGAGCAGTTGGAGATGTGGTTAGCCTACCAGCGTAGTTGGTGTGAACACAAGCCCTCCGTGACAATCAATGTCAAGAAGGACGAGTGGTTTGAGGTTGGTGCATTTGTTTACAAACACTTTGATGAGATGAGTGGGGTATCGTTCTTGCCCTTCAGTGAGCATACATATCAACAGGCACCTTATCAAGACTGCGACAAAGAGACCTACGAAAAGGCATTGGCTGATATGCCATCGTCTATTGACTGGGGCAAGCTATCGGACTATGAACAAGAGGATAATACAGCAGGAAGTCAGACACTGGCGTGTTCTGGGGATAGCTGTGAGATCGTTGACCTAACTTAACACCAACACCTGAGCATGTGTATTAAACTGCTCACAAACAACAACAGGGAACAGTTTAATGTACACTATCATCACAAGAAACCAATGTAATTTCTGCGACACAGTTAAGGCTAATTTGGAAAATAGTGGCATCCCATATAAGGCGTACAATGTACAAGACCCTGACAGCAAGTGGGTTCTTACCTTGATGAAGAAGGCTGGTCTGACAACAGTGCCACAAGTCTTTAGCCCTTCAGGGGAATTAGTTGGTGGGTGTAAGGAGCTTCAAGTTGTTCTTATCGGCGGTATGGCACATTGACAGGATACCGAAAGCCATTTAGCCAAGCCCTTTATCGTGCCTACGATGAGCCAGCCCGTGATGCACTGGTGTCTTACCTCGAAGCTAAGGGTCATACTATCGTCAACAACGAAGAGAATTACAATGTTGATGTCGTTTCCCAGAAAGGTGGGTACACCTACTTCAACGAAGCTGAGGTTAAAACCGCATGGACTAGCGACTGGCCGACAGACTGGAAAGATATTCGTATTCCAGAACGTAAACAACGATTGTTAGATAAACATAAGGATGTTAATGGTGTCTTAAACTTCTATATCTTCCGCCCCGACTTCAAACAGGCATGGCGTATCAAAGATACACTTCTAACGCCAGAGAGCCTCAAGGAAGCCAAGGGCCGTTACATCAAGAAGGGAGAACAGTTCTTCCACATCCCATACACATCAGCAGAGTTGATTAAATTATGAGTGATAAAGAGCCACCGAAGAAGCAGACACGATCCCGCCGTAAGACCACGTATAAGGGTTCTGAGAGTAAGCCCTTGTCTGGTATTGTACCTAAGACAGAGAACCAAGGGAAACTACTGGAGGCTCTCAAGAGTAGTCGTCAGGTGTTCATCCTTGGCCCTGCTGGTACTGGTAAGACGTATGTCACAGCGACATATGCTGCTGACCTATACACGATGAAGGAGATTGATAAGATCGTTATCACACGACCTCATGTGGCTGTAGGGAAGGAGTTAGGCTTCCTGAAGGGGGACTTGCAAGAGAAGACTATGCCTTGGGCATTACCAGTCCTAGACGTGCTAGAGAAGCACTTAGGGAAGGGTGCAGTGGAAACAGGCATTAAGTCTGGCAACATTGAAATGGCCCCTCTTGCTCTTATGCGTGGTCGTAGTTTTGACAATGCCTTTATTATTGTCGATGAGACACAGAACATCACTACGCACGAGCTTAAGATGCTTCTGACACGAGTTGGGGAGGGTACTACAATCGTTCTTAACGGTGACGTGCAGCAGAGTGACCTAAAGGAGGCCGATGGTCTCACAAAGGTTATTCACATGGCTAAGAAACATATGTTGCCTGTGCCAATCGTTGAGTTCAACATGGACGACATCATCCGATCTGACATCACAAAGATGTGGGTCAAAACATTCTACGCAGAGGGTATCTAATGACTAAGTGGAACTTGGAAAATCTGGCTCATGCGGACAAGGGAATTAAAATGCACGAATACGAAGAAGACAAAGGTAAGCCGTTTAATCCTGTTAACCGACCAATTCACTATGGTCAAGGAAAGATCGAATGTATCGACTACATCGAAGACTTCCTCACACGAGAGGAATACATTGGATACCTCCGAGGGAATATTGCAAAGTATCTACACCGATGGCGATATAAGAATGGTGTTGAAGACTTGAAGAAAGCTGAGTGGTATGGCAACCGACTGATTAAACTTCAGGAGAAGCTATAGTGACCTTGTTTGAAGGCATCATCCTTACAAATCTGGTAATCTCCTTACTTTTAGCTTATAAGTGTGGAAAACAACAGACTGACATTGAGACGCTATACGAAGGTCTAGCGATGACAATGGAACAGTTAGGTATGACTACAACAGAAGACGAATAGAATCAATAAAGCCCCACGTAGGAATTAACCTATGTGGGGCTTATTTGTATTTAAAAGGTAGTTTGTCACTAGGATTTACGTTTAAATAACTTCAAGAAACTTCTGCCTATCTCACTTGGACTTGGGGCTAACCAACCAAGTATGAGCAGCAACAACATCAGAGGATCAACCTCAGTGTTCTTAGTTGTGCTTGTATCCTGTATCACAGTGTCTACAGGAGCTTCTACACGTAATTGTGGTCGTGTATTACTAACGACACCAATAGTCTGGTTGTTCTCTTTACCGACCTGTGTGTTCGCTGCTACGTTCGGTCCCCCGCCTGTCAGTAGGCTCAGGGGACTGGCCCCGCACCCCGCCAGACTTACCAAACCAATCCATACCAAAAGCCAAAGCACTAAACGTAAAGATCGGCCAGACCAAGATTTCAATAGTATTAACATCTTTTGTTTCCACAATATAGCCAAGCCACAAGAATAATACAAGGGCTACTTCACGTTTATATGTTTTCATCGTCCTGCCATAGCCTCTACAGCAGTTCTGATAGCTTTGATATTCTCATCCATACGTGCTGATGTTACAGCTTGCTGTTGAACAATCTGAGATAGAGTTTCTGTCTTAGTCTCAAGTTTAATGATACTAACTCTGTTAGATTCGACAGAACTATTAAGGGCTGACACAAACCAAATTAAAGCTATGGTTTGCATAGCAATGGCAAAGATCAAGGATGCAGGTACTGTTTTAGATAAGTGCCAAGGTTCTGTACTCATTTTGGATATACCTTACGATCAAGTTCAAAGTGTGGTGCATCATAGAAGCTCTTCCAGTCTCCACCCCATACGATGGGAATGTCAAGCTCTTCTGCTGCTTGCTTCATAGCCTCAGACATAACCTCGAAGCGTTCAAGGTCATTCCAGTCTACAGGCCAAGGAACCATATCAACTGCATGGCCTGTAATATGTCGTGAGTTCATGGTAGTTGACTTACCAGCCTTATACAACTCACGTTGACGGTTAATGTTACGGATACCTTCGATCACTGTAAAGTCTTGCTCAGTGATACTGATGGCTAGTTTAACGACAGCAACAAGATCAGGATGTACTCCCGACAAGTTCTGTAGGCTACGGGTTCCTAGTTTATACGACATTTGTTTCCCTCTTTTATTGTGGGGCCACAGGCCAAGTTACCTCAGAGGGAAAGGTCTCTTGACTTGTGACATCTCTTAGTTCTTGACGGTAGACAGCCCAAGCAGCCTGATCTACAGGTAAAAATACAATTTAT